TCACTCCAGAAATCTTGCAACTCTGATTCATTGATTGGGTGAATGGCAGTAACATCTTCTTTCTTACATAGTGTCCAAGGCATATATCACCTCTGTCTAAACTTAGATTCTACCTACCATCTACAAACGCAAAAATAAAAGAGGCTTCACTAGGAAGCCTCTTAGTATTATGTTGTACAGGCATTTAAGCCCTCTTGACGTGACGTACCACAGCAACCAGGTTGGGGTGCACAAGACGAGAAGCCAAGTAGCCCTTAACCATATAGTCGTAGGTATCCTTAACCTGTGCAAGCTCTACATAAGAGAACAAGCGGTCAATTTGTCGTCCCATGTCATCAACCTTGCCGACAAATGCGGCACCACGGCTGGAGTTGCGGTTAACGAGTACAATGTTTTCCTCTCCAGCGGACAAAGGCTTAACAGCAATAGGAGTGCGTGCGCCAGTATCTTTGTAGGTTTCAACAACGCCATTAACGGTGCCTGCGGCATCGTAAGTTAGCGCTGGGATAACGTCGAGTAGCTCCATGTTTGCATTACCAGTTGCCAAACCTCGCCAAATGAAGTACAATACTGCATTGGCATCGGCTGTCCAGGTTAGGTCAATAGCATCGCTACCACCAGTGATAGTAGCATTATCTTCACCGCCTGCAACCTGCTCACCGAAAATGGTGACGCTGGAAATGTTGTAGAAGTACTGGTCTGCTGCCAAAGCACCATTACCATCGTCCTCTGCTACAGCCAAGTCTGATGGACTGGTAGAAGTAGCTGCGGGACGTGTGAAGTCGGTTTCCAAGATAGGTGCATCAGCATAAGCAGCCATGGTAATCTTACCTTCCATTAGCTCTGCCTGAGTCAAAGGAAGCTGTACAGCGGTCTGAAGACCATCGACAACTTGCTTCATACCCATGCTCATCATCCACATCTTGGGGTCTTGGCGAATGCCACGGAAATTTGCTGCTGCCTCAAAAGCAGCATCTAAGTCTGGGAGAGTGATTTTATCACCACCAGCGTCAATAACGTTACCTGGTGCATAAGCGAAAACTCTAGGGATAATACCGCTGTACTGATATGCGTCACCAGTAAAGCCGATATCGTTTGCTGCGCCCCAAAGTGCGCCATACTCAAGTACGTTAGCCATGCCTTCAACAGAGCCCTCAAGCTCTGTAGCAAGTGCGTCAATGAAAGCCTCATCCACGGTCTGTGCGAAGCCAGTTACTGAACCCCAGATTCTCTGAATCTTGGTCTGTACGGACTTGCGTGCGTACACAGAGTTCTTTGCGTTAGCGGGAGTTGTTTCACCTTCGAACCATGCGGAAGGGTGACTTGAGCGCACGTTATATTCGTGGGTCTTGCCTCCTGCTGGGAGGACATCTAACAACTCTGCCAAGGGCTGTAGCTTTAATAGCTCTTCATGCAGAACAGGGTCGAGGTCATAAGGCACTAGGGCTGCACCATCACCAGAAGACTCAAGAGCCTTTCTTAGGTGCGTTACAAATGCTTTCTTTGCTGTGATAGTAGCCATAATTATTATTCCTCTTTATACATCTTGCGTGAACTGAAATGTGCTCGTAAGCCATCTCGTAGGTTGGTTATTTCAATTGGTGCCTCGGGTTCTTCTGAGGACTCTTCGAGTTCCTCTTCAGTTTCCTCTACTTCCAGCGACCTAACTGCCGCTGTACGATTAGCAGGTTTACCCAAATTGTTGATGATTTCCATAAGTTCATTAACTTTCTCTTCTAGCTGCTGTACACGAGTTAGCAGAGCTTCTTCAGTGCTGTCCTCAGGGTCAGTCTCAGACTCTTCGACTCCCTCAGTGGAGTCCTCTAGTCCCGTTTCTGCAAGAGCATCTAGCTTTTCGAGTACTGGCGCAAAAAGGTTAAGCAATTTCCTGGAAACCTCATCAATTACCAAATCAAGCTCAGGAAGCGCTGGAGTCTCCTCCTCGCTTTCTGTAGTTACTTCAATCGGCTCTTCTTCTTGCGTGTCCAAATCCTCAGTATCCGTAATGGAAAAAGCATCTTCGGACTCAAGAGCAGCCTCTTCAAGGACAGTTTCTTCTTCGGCAGCTACTTCCTCTTCGGTAGTATTAGCCTCTCCAAGAACCTCTTCCTCAATAGTGTTTTCAATAGTGTCTGGCACTGTTATATCCTCCTCAATAGTTTCTTCTTCTGCTTCCTCCGCACACTTTTCCTCACAAAGGGAATAGGCAATTGCTGTTGCTTGGTCGTTATCCATATCTGGGTTCTCTTCCAGAATCTCGGGTATTTTTCTAGAGACGCAATCATCAATAGTCTCGCCTTCCTGACGACAAGAAGGAGATTTTTCAAGCGCTGCTGGCTGAGTATTTACTTTTTCTTCCTCAATAACAGTTTCTTCCTGTTCTAGCAAACCAAAAGCTTTACGTGCTTCAAACAAACCCACCTCTGCTACCTTCTTTCGAAAGCCATCAGGAATTGTTAAGTCTAGTTTTGCACCATAATTAGCTGGATGGTCAACAAGGGAAATTTCTGCTAGCGTATAGTCGTTAATAATAAGTCCACCACTTACTTCATCCCATTCAATATCATCCCATTGCACAAGGATACCTACACTAAGAGCGGGCAATAAACCTTCTTCAACCTGCTGGGCTGCTTCTGCCTCAACAACTTTTATTTCTACCTCATTCCAGTCAAGCCCGTCGCTTTCTCCTATGCGGATAACCTTACCGACTGGTCTGGGTAAGTGCATATAGCGAATGTTACCCCACTGGCGATAAGCGGGTATAGCCCGCTCTGTTGCGCCTCTGGTAATGGTATCCCCTAATTCGTCTACTTCATCAGTAGTAAACTTACCAGTGACAAATACTTTGCCATCATCGGTTTTAGTTATACCCTTTGACAGTGGCACACCAAAAAATTTCTTGAATGTGTTGTTTCGTTTTGACATAGTTTGAACCTCTTATTTAAAGTACAGCTTGTCTGGTCGCTACTTGTGTAAGCTTTTCGCCTAGTATCTTTCCAAATGTCCTGTTTAAGTTCGCCTGGGGTACTTTCTTAATTAGCTCACAAGTAATTATCGTAACTCCACCCTGTACCATAAGCGGCTTAGGCCAATCAGCTTTCCAACGTGTATAAATTTTTTCTCGTTCTTCCTCAGTAACCCAACCATCAATGGGCATACCTCGTGGAAATGAAGTACCAGACCTGTAAGTAAATTTACCTTTTTCTTGCATTTCTCACCTCTTCTTCTATCTACAATTAATCCTAAATATCAATTGTTTATTTACCAGGTTCTTCTAAAGAATCTGCCTTAGGTAAATTCCTAATTTCATCTGCTACAGCAGTAACCATACGTTTTGCAGCTACAGAAGAAATAGCTTCTACTAGTTGATAGATAGCCCGCACTACTGGGTCTGCGGTATACCACACTTTTTTAGACTCACAAGTGGGGCATTTTATAACCAAGTTAGGCCCTCGTGTCTGCACTAATTTACCACCAATATCCTCTGCTAACACAAGTTCAGAACCGAGCACAAAACCTAGCACTTTATCGCACCCTATGCAATACCACTCATTATTTCGTTGTACTCTAACCATTTTATATTTCCCTCACTGCACTAAATAATTCATCAAAGATATGTTCAACTTCCTTAGCACTACTAGACTTCTTTACCACTGTATTGATATCTTGTAGGATTTCTCCAGGAATAATAGACGATTTGAAATCACGAATTGTGCCGCTGCTTACCCTCTTTAGCGCAAATGAACGAAAGGCTACTAACTCCTTAAATAGCTCCCGTTGTACGCTCCTTGCTTCGTCATCGTGATTATCCCCTCGTGGTGGGTCTTGGTCATCGTTTGTTGGTTCGCCAGTATTAGACGGGTCATCGGGCTCGTCCTCTCTTCCTTCAACTGGACTACCTGTGTCTGGATTAGACAAGGGAGAATTGGATGGAGAGGTAGAAGATTCTAACTGGTCAGAATATAACTCGCCGCCTTCATCTTCTCTTGGCTCTTCCCCAAGGTGATACCTAATTTCGTTAGCATTATAGACACCTATTGTCCAATAACGCATGTCAACAGTGGCACGTTCCACCAAAGTCAGGAAGTCTGGGTTGTTAAACTTAAATTCCCAACCAGATATGCCAAATTCACGTTCATGTACCTGCTCATAAAAAGCAATTTCCACGATTCTAAAGATTGGTAGCATCGTTGTTTCGTGGAATTCTCTACGATATTCTCTTAAGCCGCCACTACCAGGCATGTCTTCCGACAAACCAATTTTAGCACCGGATACGCCAGAAACAGCCAAGGTTTCATCCCTGGTATCCCTACGAGATTCAGAGTAAGGCAAAGTGGCTGGCAAATTGCTAAGTTCTTTTATTTCAAGTTCTCCCTGTACAACAACAGGAGACTTACCAGCGTTGCTTGCCCCCATATATTTTTCTTCTAGGGCTTCAACAAAGTCATCAAACGCTTCCGAACTTAGCTGGTCAGATAATACATAAAATGCCTCTGGTTTACTACGGTTACGCACATACTCTCTTGCGGCAGTTTGTAAATAAATATCGAGAGGAAGAGCAAAGTCTGTTAAAGACTCTATATCCGTTCCTCCCGTAACGTAACCTTCCCAATCAGGATTAGTTATGTAAACAATATCAAGAGGGTCTGCATACTCAACCTTTTCCTTTGGGTCTTCACTAATATACTGTATGAAAGCAGGGTCTTTGAAGTTGCCACGATTATCGACATTTGGCACAACCATACCGTGCAAAAAGTCTAAACCAATAGCATTTCCATTCCCATCACGAACAATGTGAAAAGCACACTGTCCAAAAAATTTCAGATACTGGATAGCAATTATAATTTTATAAGCAAAGCTGTACCAATCTTTGATGTTATCCCATTGACGGTTACGCATCATATAAAAATCGTATAGCCTACGCTTATGGAGGTCTTTGGCACTCTTGGAGAATTCTTGGTGTTTTCGGAGAGTCCACCAGGTACCAACAGCGGAACGCCCAATAACGCTCATAGCTGCCCGAGAGTAGCCATGAACTTTTATGGTGTCCATCAAATCCCAAAATTGTACAAATTTTGCGGTAAAGTCCGGTGTAGCCCCTATGCCCCTAACGGGCACATCGCCATCATCTAGAACTTTTATAAGTGCTGCTTTCTTTCTTCCGTTTTTTTGTGCTGTTAAGCTGATTGCGTGCATTAATATGCCTCCGCTAATAGAGACCTGTCATACTCTACAAACACCTCTAAAGATAAAATGCAAAAAGGACAGGCAAAACCTGTCCTTTCAGTAAAACAATATATTTCAGCGCTTGCTGAAACTCAGATTTTTAATAAAAAGGGTGGCTTACCCCAGACACACGTGTAACGCTCCCCATCACGATTGACAAAATGAAACTTACTTGGCTGTGTCCACCCAATCTCCTTGGCTGCTCTCTCCCAATCCTCAAAGTTTGGACAAACAATTGGTAAGCGCATTAATTCTGTGGTCTCCTCTTTGTCTGCTTTTTCATGTAGGCTCTTCACCCACGCCGCAAAGCGATTAAACAAAGCTGTGTAGTTGCGGTGCACTGCCATGGTGCCGCCAATAGCCGTATGTACTTTGGACTCTTCGGCAACACCAAGAGCTTTTGAAATAGCGTGACTGTTATAATACTTTGTGCGCAAAGTGCTATCAAACTGCTGAGTGAGTTTAGTCAGTTCGATTATATTAACAGACCGATTAAACGGATAACCCATAAATTTCAAATCACCATACCAAGAAGCTTTCAAAAATTTTAAGTCAAAGTCTGGATTTTGCCCTACATGTACAAACTCTTTGCCATACAAGTGCTGCGCAAGAAACTCAACAAACCTAGCAGCCGCCTCTTTAAGCGGTACGCCATCCTTTTCTAAAACTTCCCAGGTCATACCATTTACCTGTAACGCCTTCGGAGATGCCTTTTCCCACTCTTCTTTGGTTGGCAGTATAACAACCTCAAACGGCTCTCGAAGTGAGCCGTATTCAACAAAGGCACCAACAGAAAGCATGACTGCCCCTTCTTGTGGTTCCAGTCCGGTAGTTTCAATATCCACAAAAAGCTTTGCTACAGGAGGAAAATACTTTTCTCTTATTTCATTTGGGTCTGGCTTAAACATTCTCTTGTCCTTTCTCCCATGCCCAACCAACAAACGCCAATAGTCCAAGCACTACAAAAGGTGGACGTTCATTTTTGAGCACGGAAAGGTGGTATAAATCCAACAAATACTCCATCAGAGTATCCATTGGCTCAATTCCGTCTACTTTCGCATCTTTATTTAGGAACACAACAAGGTCGTTAACCTCGTCTTCATACACCTCAGTACCAGCTAAGTGCACAAGTGCGGCAAATTGACTAGCCTCCTCCTTAGTTAATGCGCTTTTAATATCCATAAATAATGCTCTCCTCTCTTAGGAACTCTAGTAATTTCTGGATATCTAGCACACCAGAAGGCAAGTAGTTGGTTTGTATTATACCATCATCTTGAGCTTCTGTCAATAAAAGAATTATGCTATCTGTCCAATACGCCCTATGTGCAGCCAGCCACGCAGGAGATAACTCCTTATAATATAGATACTCTGCTTCAGTTAGGTGGAGATACTCCAAAAATTTTGGCTCTTTCTCAGCCTGGTAGTATAGGTCTAAGACAGCCTGGATAGAACGGTGACGCAAATCATAAATCAACGCCGCCTCTGAGAATATAGCCGAAGTTTGCTGCTCCCAAGTATCCGCATGGGCTGCAAGCAATAACCAACTGCCAAGCTCTGCCATAGTCTCAACTTCAGTATTGGAGCTAATACAAAGAATACCTTGACTAACATGTATACTTTCGTGCGCTACTGTGCCCATCCATAATGGGGTACCAAAAAAAGGGTTATGTGCGTATCTTAAACGCCCATTAAGAATGATATGCTGCGTACAACCCCGAGACGGTTTCCCCCTTCTGAATGCTTCCAAACGTTGCACATAACCAGCGGGTAACTCAGGGTCTGTGTAGGTACCTCCAAGCCATCTGCCATCATTATCAGGCCCAGGCAGTAGCTGAAACTCAGCAGTGATAGGTAGCACCCTATCCGTTATACCGAGCGCTTTAGGAAACCCTTCTATATCATGCACATATTGGGTTAACGTTGCTTTCGATAATACAAAATCCATAGAGGAAAAATTAGAGGTAGCCCATAAAGTATCAAGGCGAAATAGGAACAACAACAAAGCTATGATAATAGGGTTCATAGACTAGAACTCCAGTAAGCGTACATCGCCAGTTACAATAGCGATACGTAAATTGGAGTTACTTAAATCCAAAGCGTCATCAAGTAGCTTTTTTAGTTCGTTAACACGAGGCTCTTCGTTTGCAGCATCTGTTTTCAAAATTAGTATGTAGCGCTTATCTGGGGAGAAGTCGAGCACTGACTCACGAATTGCAGTTATAAGCTCAGCACGCATAGCTTGTTTTTGTTCTTCAGAATATCCTAAGAATAGCTCAATTAGATTCATAAGGTTGCCTTTTGTTTAGGTTTTATTAAGGTTAGGTACACTTTTTGTCGCAGATAGGAATTTATCTAAACGCACTTGACGCAAGCAAGAGTTTTTTTACCCCGTCGCTTAGGAGTCGAGGACACGAGAAGCCCCCCTAACCCCAAATATGTTAGGGAAGTTATATTCGCCCAGTGTGCCTGAGGTGTCTATACCCTGTGTTTTTATCGTCTTCTGCCTATGGAGCACGAACACTTTCCCATGCCGGACTCTGGCTGGTGCCAACCATACTAAACTACGTCCTTTGCGAACACCACGAGTGCCTATATAAAGGTTATGGTTTTCCTACCCGTGTTTGAGATGACCTATCTCATCTACTCAAGACCGTTCTCGCCTTGCCCTATTACTTGCGCTGCTATAGGGAGCAAACTTGACGCTAACACGGAGCGCACCCGCAGTTTCGACGCTATCGTACTGTTATTCAGTTGAAAGCCAGGTACATAATACCACACTAAAGGTTTTTTGTCAAGAGCTTGTCTTTGTGCAGGGCTCGTATAACCCTTTCTATGTCTTCCAAGGAAAACCCTCTTTGGTTCGCTTGGCTCAATTTGTGTCGTAGTGGAAACGGCGGGTTTCCTTCTGCCCCTGTTAAATACCAATCCAGTTGTGCTAGTGGCACTTCTGCAAACATGGATGTAAGAGCCACTGTGGTTTCGTCTATCTCAGGTTCTGGTGGTTTTTTTGAGGCATTAATGACAGCGGTGCGCAGGTCTTTTCCACGAGAAACTAGTATAGCAACTAATAAGTATAACCAAGCATGTGCTAGGTGGGCAGGTCGTAGTTCTCTCCAA